GGCTGAGATGTGGGGCACGATGAAGGACTGGCTGCGAAGTGCATCCATACCTGAGGATCGGCAACTCAAGGCAGACCTGGTGGGGCCGACCAAGAAGCCTAACTCTAGCGGTACAATCTTCTTAGAAGGCAAGAAGGAAATGCGCTCAAGAGGTCTTGCCAGTCCTGATGCTGCTGACGCGCTGGCGGTGACGTTCGCGTTCCCGGTAGCGCACCGGGAGTATGTAGACAGGTCTCCTCGTAAAACCTATGCGCCGCAAGGCGTCCTAACTAGCTGGATGGGAAGTTAAATGTCAAATTCACAATCTACCGGCATCGCTTACGCGGACCCGGAGTTCACCACTTGCTACGTTACCCAAGAAATTGGGTACTCGACCGCTGCTCAAACTGCGGTGACGCAGGCTACCAGCAAGTCCACCGGCGTGACGGCCAACACTAGCGCCGGCCAGATCACGATGAACGCCGCATCGCTTGCTGCCACCACCAACGTGACTTTCACGTTGACTAACAGCCTGCTGTCGGCCAAGGACGTCATCATCGTCAATGTCGCGAGCGCCAACGCCACAGCTGGCGCCTACAACTGCTGGGTCTCCAGCATGTTGGCCGGCTCGGCGACGATCACGCTGCGCAACATCACTGGCGGCGCGCTGCTAGAGGCTGTGGTCATCAACTTTGCAATCATCCATGCGCAATAAACCTGGTCTCTATGCTAATATCAATGCTAAGCAAGACCGAATTGCGGCGGGTAGCAAAGAGAAGATGCGCAAGCCCGGTGCGCCGGGAGCGCCGACAGCCAAGGCGTTTGTGCAGTCAGCAAAGAAGAAATGAACTCTGACATCAAAGCGGCTAAGTCAGTCGCCGGCGGCAACGCCGACGATCTGAACACCATGCGTAGCCGCTTTACGATGGCTGTGTCGGCCTACAGCGAGTCCCGCGAGGATGAGCTAGACGACCTGCGCTTTGCCGCAGGCAGTCCCGACAACCAGTGGCAGTGGCCGGCAGATGTGCTGGCGACGCGAGGCAGCGTCCAAGGGCAGACGATCAACGCCAGGCCATGCCTGACGATCAACAAGCTGCCCCAGCACGTCAAGCAGGTCACGAACGACCAGCGGCAGAACCGGCCCAGTGGCAAGGTCATCCCGGTGGACGACAAGGCCGACGTAGAGGTTGCTGAGATATTCGACGGCATCGTGCGGCACATCGAGTACATCTCGGACGCTGATGTCGCCTACGACACCGCCTGCGAGAACCAGGTGACCTACGGTGAGGGCTACATCCGGCTCCTGACCGAGTACTGCAACGACGACAGCTTTGAGCAGGACATCCGCATTGCTCGGGTGCGCAACTCGTTCAGCGTGTACATGGACCCGACGATCCAAGACCCCTGCGGGTCGGACGCGGAGTGGTGCTTCATCACCGAAGACCTGACGGCTGACGAATACGAGCGCCAGTTCCCCGACGCATCGCCAATATCGACCATGATGCAGCGCGGCGTGGGCGACCAGAGCCTGAGCCCGTGGATCAGCGAGAAGACGGTGCGCATTGCGGAGTACTTCTACACCGAGCACACGCCGGCCACGCTGCACCTGTACCACGGCAACGTGTCGGCGATGGAGAACTCGCCCGAAGACCGCCAGATGCGCATGATGGGCATGAAACCCATCAAGACGCGCATCGTGGATCAGAAGAAGATCAAGCGGTGCAAGACAAACGGGTTCGAATTCATCGAAGAACACGAGTGGGCGGGCAAATCCATACCCGTTATCCGCGTTGTTGGCAACGAATTTGAGGTTGACGGTCGCCTGTACGTCTCTGGGCTGATCCGCAACGCCAAAGACGCCCAGCGCATGTACAACTACTGGGTCAGCCAAGAGGCTGAGATGCTCGCACTGGCGCCAAAAGCCCCGTTTATCGGGTACGGCGGTCAGTTTGAGGGCTATGAGAACCAGTGGAAGACCGCAAACACGACAAATTGGCCGTATTTGGAGGTCAACCCTGACGTTACAGACGGCGCAGGCGGCGTACTGCCCCTACCGGCACGGTCACAGCCTCCAATGGCCTCCAGCGGGCTTCTACAGGCCAAGGCGGGCGCTTCTGATGACATCAAGAGCACTACCGGCCAATATGACTCTAGTTTGGGCGCCACAAGCAACGAACGCTCTGGCCGAGCGATCCTGGCGCGTGAAAAACAGGGCGACACAGGCACCTACCACTACGTCGACAATCTGGCGCGGGCGATTCGGTACACCACTCGGCAGATTGTGGACCTGATCCCGAAAATCTACGACACCCAGCGCATTGCCCGCATCATCGGCATCGATGGGGAGACGGATTCGGCGATGATCGACCCGAACCAGCCGCAGCCGGTGCGCAAGATCGTCGACCAGGCGGGGATTGTGATCAAGAAGATCTACAACCTCGGTGTTGGCCAGTACGATGTGTGCGTGACGACTGGTCCGAGCTACATGACCAAGCGCCAAGAGTCGCTGGACGCCATGAGCCAGTTGTTGCAGGGCAACCCGCAACTGTGGGGCGTGGCGGGTGACCTGTTCATCAAGAACATGGACTGGCCGGGTGCTCAGGAGATGAGCAAGCGGTTTGCCAAGACCATCGACCCGAAACTGCTGGCCGATGATGACGATCCGGCACTCCAGGCCGCGCAGCAGCAGATGCAGGCGATGGGCCAGGAGATGGAGCAGATGCACCAGATGCTCCAGAACGTGTCGAAGTCGATGGAAGCGCAGGACTTGCAGGTCAAGCAGTTCGACAGCCAGGTCAAGGCTTACGATGCTGAGACCAAGCGGATCAGCGCCACAATGGCCGGCATGACGCCTGACCAGATTCAGGAAATAGTCTTGGGCACGGTCCACGGCATGATCACCAGCGGTGACCTCATAGGCGAGATGCCAGGCCGGGATGTGGACATGATGCCGGAGGAGATGCCAAATGAAATGCAATGATTTCATGGGCTTGCTCTTCTTGGGTCGGGATGTGGCGCACAGCGTCCACCTCAACACGCGCAGCTTCAGCAAGCACGAGGCGCTCAACATCTTCTACAACCGCATCATTGGTGCGGCTGATGACTTTGCTGAGGCGTACCAGGGCCGGTACGGGCTGATCGGCGGGATCACTTTGCAATCGTCCAAGAAAACGACTAATATTGTCGAGTTCTTGCAGGCGCAGTTGGATGAGATCGAGTCTGTGCGGTATGACGTATGCGACAAGACTGACTCAGCGTTGCAGCAGTTGATCGACAACATTGTCGAAATTTATTTAAGAACGCTCTACAAATTGAAATTCTTGGGGTAAGACATGGAACTTCTACGACCGCTAGCAGATGCTGAATTTCCGGCCAGAAGCATTACCTACACGGGCACTGCTGGTGTGACGGGCACTTGGCCCGCTGGGCCTCAAGGTGTGGTTGTGTGGTCTGATCAGCCCTGTTATGTGTTGGTTGGCGAAGGTGTGACGGCTACGACCAGTAGCACGCCGGTGCCGGCGTACACGCCAATTCCGTTTGTTGTGCCTCCGGCCACGGGCGCTGCTTGGCGTGTTAGTGCAATCCAAGTGTCGACTGGCGGTACGATCTACTGCAAGCCAGTGAGCAAGCAATGAGCTTTGGCGTCGGCCTTCGCAACGCGGTTGCTATTGGACTTGGCGGCATTGCCACGTTGTTTTCTGGCTATGCTAGCGCTCAAGTTCAAAGCAATCTTATAACCGAATCGGTCAACAACCTCGTTACCGAGGTTGGTGGTCTAATCCTCACGGAGTAATTTATGGCAGACGTCAAAATTAGTGCCCTCCCGGCAAGCACCACGCCCCTAGCGGGCACGGAGGTCTTGCCGATTGTCCAAAGCGGGGCGACTAAGCAGGTCTCAGTGGCCAACCTGACTGCTGGGCGGGCGGTGAGTGCTGCCAGCCTTGATGTCACAGGCACATCAACGTTAAGCGGCAACGCCATCATCAGCGTAACCGACAACACCAACGCTGCCTTGCGTATCACGCAGCTTGGTACGGGTAATGCTTTGTTGGTTGAGGATTCTACTAATCCTGATGCTACGCCGTTTCTTATTGATGCAAATGGCCGTGTTGTTACGGGAGCAACCGCCACTTACGCATCTTTAGGTGCAACCCCAAACTTCCAACTTAACGGAATTGGTGTAGGGGATAGTATTTTTGCAATTAATAGCTGGCGAAATTCAAGTGCGTCTGGCGGCTTAATTGCATTAAACCATTCAAAAAGCGGAGTTGTAGGCACTTTTGCACCGCTTGTATCTGGTGATTCAATTGGTTCTGCAATTTTTTCCGGGGATGACGGTACAGCTTTTATTCAAGCAGCTTCAATCTCAGCAGCAGTAGACGGCACCCCCGGCACAAACGACATGCCCGGTCGCCTTGTCTTCAGTACCACTCCTGATGGTTCAGCAACGCCTACTGAGCGGATGCGGATTAGTAGCTCGGGCATAGTCACCATGTCGGCCTACGGTGCCGGCGCAGCAACCTTTTCTGCTGCTGGCGTCATCAGTTCCGTATCGGACGAAACGTACAAGATCAAAGACGGGGTGATTGCTGACCCCATTCCAATGATTATGGCGCTGGAGACCGGGTACTATTACGGTAAGCCAGAAGCTAACATGGGCGAAGGCAGGCAACTAGGCTTCTACGCTCAGAATGTCCGCGCTGCCATTGGCCCGGAAGCTGCACCAGACCCTGGGACCTACACCGTCACCGATAAAGACGGCGTAGAAACCATCAAGACCAAACCCTGGGGCTACTACGACCGCTCAGTGCTTGCGGTGGCAATCGAAGCCATCAAGGTACAGCAAGCTCAGATCACCGCTCTGACGGCGCGCATTGCTGCTCTTGAGGGCAAGTAACACCCGTACTGGTGCGGATCACCAGGGAATCGAAGGATTCACACAATGTCTGAAGAAGTACTAGCGGAAGTACCCGCGCCGGAACAGGAAGCCACGGCGGCACCTGAACCCGTAGAAGCACAGCCGGTAAAGGCGTTCACTCAAGAAGAGTTGGATGCCGCGATAGGAAAGAGGCTCGCACGCGAGCAACGAAAGTGGGAACGAGAGCGGGTAGTTACTGC